ACCGTTAACTGAAGACGACCAAATAACTATATATGAGTACGAGACTACAGATGGTTCGTTTGTACCACCTACTCCTACAAAATTAGGAATGTATCCAAAATTTATTCCTCAAAAGTTCATTGACAATTCTTACATAGAACCTACAGAAGTTATACAAGGGCATGACGGATCTATAACAAGAGCATATGGTGATTACCGAGATGATTTATTATTAGAATTTGAAAAGAGAATTTACAATAATCTAAAAGTATCCTATGACGAAAATGTAATTGACATAAATGATTTTGTGCCCGGAGCAAATAGAAATACATCAATTTCTAAAGACCAAATAGATACAGTCATGCTTAAAGACTTTGCGTCTTGGTTGAGTGTAGTTGGTGATGTTGATTACACTGATTTTAGCTTTTACGAAAGAGAGAATAAATTTACATACAACTACAGTAGTATGGTTTCACCAACAGGTCAACAATTGCCAGGTTATTGGAGAGCAATATACAAACAAGCATTTGATACCGATCGTCCACATACACATCCTTGGGAAATGTTAGGCTTTAGTATTAAGCCTACTTGGTGGGAAACACAGTACGGACCGGCTCCTTATACTAGTAACAATTTATTAATGTGGCAAGATTTAGAAAAAGGAATTGTAGCACAACCTAATGTTGTAAAACAAATAATTGACAAGTATAAACGTCCAAATCTTACAACTTATATTCCAGTTGACGAACAAGGTAATTTACTAAGTCCGTTAGATAGCGGATATGCACAAAATTATGTTAATAGGCTAACACGAAGTACATTTGTATTCGGTGACGAAGCACCAGTTGAAACAGCTTGGCGCAGAAGTTCAGAATATGCATTTTCGTTATTTAAAGCATGGATATTATTACAGCCTGCAAAAATTATTGGATTAGGATTTGATAGATTACGTGTACAAAGAAATAGTGCTGATCAAATTGTTTATTCGGAAACAGGTAAACGCATTAGATTACAAGATTTAGTCTTTCCAAATAATTCTACATTAGAAACTAGAACAAGAACTTATACATCAGGATTTGTTAATTTTATTGCTAATTATCTTGCAAGTAATATTCTTGTAAATTATGAAGAATATCAAAATAATGTCAAAAGTATTACTAATCAAATGGCATTTAAGATTGGCGGATTTACTGACAAGAGTAAATTTAATTTAATCTTAGATTCACGAACACCGCTAAGTCAAGGCAATGTTTTCGTTCCAGATGAAAATTATGAAGTAATACTTCAAACAAGTAGTCCTGTAGAGCTAGTTACATATAGCGGAGTTGTTATTGAAAAAGCCTCTAGTGGGTATATACTAAGAGGTTATGATTCAACAAGACCTTCATTTACATATTACAATTTCCAACCAAACGAAAAAGATCCTACAGTTAATGTTGGAGGAGTTAGTGATAGCTATGTTGAATGGGATTCTAATCAACGTTATATTGAAGGTTCAGTAGTTAGAAACAACGGACAGTTTTATAAAACAACAACAGGGCACACTAGTACACAGATATTTGATACTGGCAAATTTGTTAAATTAGCAAGTTTACCACAAGTTGGCGGTCGTAGTGCAATATTTAGAACACAGTTTGATAAAGTTTTTCCACAAGAATTACCATACGGTACACTATTAAAAACCACACAAGAAGTTGTTGATTTTTTAATAGGTTACGGCGAACACTTAAAAGATCTTGGATTTGTATTTGATAGTTTTAATAACGAACTTGAAACTGTTGAAAACTGGAAACTAAGTTCAAAAGAATTTATGTTCTGGACATTACAGAACTGGGATAGCGGAGCATTAATAACAGTAAGTCCGTCGGCAGGAAAAATACAATTTAAAAGAGATAGTTTAGTAGTTGATAATGTATTTGATACTTTTTATGATTATGGGCTAGTTAAAGCTGACGGAACTAAATTAAAACAAGAATTTTGTAATATATTTAGGCAAGATGATAATACTTTTGTATTATCTTTAAAAAATACAGCCGATGGAATATATTCATTAAAACTGCCATTAGTTCAGAAAGAACATGTTGTACTATTAGATAATGTAACTGAATTTAAAGATGTAATTTATGATCCTGAAGCAGGATATAGACAAGAACGTATTCGTGTACTAGGATATAGAACTGCTGACTGGACAGGTGGTTTAAATATTCCAGGATTTGTTTACGACCAAGCAGTAACAACAGAATGGACACCGTATAAAGATTATGCTATTGGAGACGTAGTTAAGTTTAAAGAATTTTATTATACTGCTACTACTAAAATAGGCGGAACAAAAGATTTTATAGCAACAAATTGGTACAGGTTAGCAGAAAAACCTACGCCAAGGTTATTAACAAACTTAGAATATAAAACAAATCAGTTTGCAGACTTTTACGATTTAGATACTGATAATTTTGATGTAGGTCAACAAGAAGTAGCACAACATTTAATTGGTTACCAAAAAAGAGATTATCTAGCAAATATTATTAATGATGACGTATCGCAGTATAAATTTTATCAAGGTATGATACAAGATAAAGGTACTCGAAATGCGTTAACTAAATTATTTGATGCATTAGGAGCAGCAGATAAAGAAAGTTTAGAATTTTACGAAGAATGGGCAATACGTGCAGGACAGTACGGAGCTGCTGACGGATTTGATGAAATTGAATTTATTTTAGACGAAGAAAACATGAATCTAAGTCCTCAGCCTGTATTACTAACAGATACAATTACTGGTGACGAAACTGATTTAATTTATCGTCAACGAACAAGTGACGTATATGTAAAACCAAACGAATATACACATACTCCCTTTCCAACAACATATTTGTCTGAAACACCAATTAAGACTGCTGGATATGTTAGAGAAACTGATGTAAGATACGTAGTAAGAAATAAAGAAGATATACTTAATTTAGATATCGAAACTGTAACCGAAGGAGACTATATTTGGGTAACCTTTGAAGGTCAAGAATGGAATGTGTACAAACATGTTGATACAGTATTTACTGCTACTGGCGCAGTTCCATTAGAATCAAATCAAGCAGAAATTATTTTAGACAGAATATCTAATTTTGATGTAGGTAGTTATATTGGACTTAAAAATGTAGTAGACATTGACGGATTTTATGAAGTAGTAAATGTAAATTTAAATAGAGTTACTATTAATTTAGGTGAAAGTGTACTTACTGAGGAAGAAACTAATTTAGCTGGTATAGTTTCGACACTAATATCAAACCGTGTAGGAAAACTTGAAGATGCAAACAAGTATGCTGAAACAGATATTAGTAACGACGAATTAATATGGGTTGACAGTGTTGATGATAAAAATACATGGAATGTACTAAAAGCATCAAATGCATATAATTTTGATGAAGATATAATCAACCCTAACAATACTGCTGATGCATTTGGCGATAGTATTGCAACTGATGCTGATAATACGTTTGTTGCTGTTGGATCTCCAACAGACGGACAAGGTAAAGTACACGTTTACAAAAGAGAGCAAGACGGAAGTACAGTGTTTGGTACTTTACAGCCGCATCAAACATTAGAACCTATTACAAATTTTGATAACGGATCAAGTCGCTATGGTGATAGTGTTGCAATGAGTCCAGACGGAAAACACATTGTTGTTGGAGCACCAGAAGCAACTTATGTAAAAAGTGCATTCAAAGATAACTTTAATTTTACAAGTGATTATAAATTAGGTTCCATTGTACAATATAACGGCGGACTATATAAATCACGTAGACGTGTTTTTGGAAGAACTGATAATGTTGTATTTGGTACATTTGATAGTGTTAGCAGATGGCGTTCGGAATTATATAAAACGTATAATAATTATTTAGATTTTCCTATAATTACTACAGGTGACTATCCGTTAAAAGATGTAACAACAGATCATATGCTTGTTCGAGCATCAGCAGATGCGTTTGAAGGAAGCAACGTAGGCGATAGAGTTTATTTTAACTGGAATGATTTATCCAACGCATATATTAATGAACCAGGTATTGACATTGTTGGTCTTGGAATGCAAATTGAAGAAGATGGAATAATTAAACCTGTAACACTTACAACACGTACTGATCACGGTTTACAAGACGGTGACGCAATAATATTAACAGATTTTACTAATGATAACTTAACTTTTAGATCAGATACTTTTGACAACAGTGATATTAATGTTCCTTTTGATACTATAAGACAAGAGGGTGTTAAGGGTCTAGAAGGTACTACATACTATGTTAAAAAACTACTAGATCAACAAGTTGAATTATATAGAGATCCGGGTTTAACAGTCAAGTTAAACGGTACAATTGGATTTAGCGGAGAGCCCATTGGAGCAGATCCGAGCAACTTTAATCTAGGTGACGGCACAATACAAGGTGTTATTCGTAGAGTTAATTCTCCTTTTAATAATGCTCAGTCTGAAATAACTAAATCATTTTTAACTGAAACAGTACATACTATTAGACGTAAGGTTGAAGACGTATTTTATATTATAGATCCAGTAAATACGCCAAATATTCCGGTAACACTTACAACTACAGATGTAATTCCTACAGCAAATATTAGTGTTGGCGATTTAATTGGTCAAGATAATAATACTGTAATTGGTACTGTAAATAAAATTAATAATAATGTAATAGAAGTAATTAATGTATCTGGCATATTTAAAACTGATGGCAATTTAATTAACAAAACAAGTCAAACAGCACTTGAATGGACTGACTTAGGTGCAAACACAGTACCGACTGATATTTCTACGTTAATTGAAACAGGAGCACGAATTACTACACCTACTGGTAATGCAACAGTTATATATACTAGAAAAGAATTAGGCAGATTAGTAATTTATGCTAATGACAAAAATGGAGTATTTGAAGAAAACGGAGAGCTTTATATTAATGATCAGTTCTTAATTGGCACATACAATCGTCCGTTACATGATGAAATTGATAGAAGTAACGTATTAGGCGGCTTCTGGGAAATTGCAACAGATAACTCTTATATTCCTGGAAACACTACATCTGATAATGCATACGGTTTAGTTATATCAGATGTTAAAAACAGTTACAATCCTAATACATTTACTAACCCTAATGCTACTTGGACAGAAAGTACTGCAAGACTTCCTTATAATTCTAGTACACAAAACGCATTAGATAATCCAATACAAGTTTTAGGCGCAATTGATCAACCCTTCCAAAAAGAAGTTGATCTAATTAGAGTTTTAAGTCATAAAAGCCAAGGTATTGCTGGAGACGCAACAGAAGTTGATGTTTTAGATCCTCGATGGGTTGTTAGAATGCCTAAAAATGTTTCAGATAAAGTAGCGTCCAACCCAACTACTAAAGTTGGAGTATTCTTAAATGACATTAGAGATGCATCTGGAAACTTACCTGATATAAGTGATACTGGGTTTGGTAATGATCCTTATAGTATTATTAATACAGTTGAAACACCGTATGATTTGTGGGACGGATACATTGACTTTACTCATAATAGTCTTATTGATTTTCAAGTAGGTGATACTGTACGTGAAGGAAAAACTGGTGCTACTGCAACAGTTATGTATTACCAAAGAGACTTAAACAAATGTAGAATATATGTTAAAGATGTTGCAGGAATATTTACATTTGGCGAACGTTACAGCGGAACAGTTACAGAAGCAATGTTCTTGTACAAAGAAGTTGGTATACAGCAAACACTCATAGGTTCAACAGAGTCTAGACAACTAGCTGATGAAGATATTGGTAAACTAGCAGTATTCCAACATGCAGAGAATTTTGTTATTCCACCAAAACTTACATATGCAATTAGTAGTCAAACAGATGAAATTGCAGATTATGAAACTAAATTTATTTCAGGTATAGAATATCAAACTTGGATTGAAGAGTTTAAACCCGGCTTACCAAGAAATCCGTTAGTACCAAGTACTGAAAATAATGATTGGCAAGAAGTTAATAATATTCCTATTAATGTTGGTAGAGATGCAAGTTCCTTTATAAACGAAGGTGCATTCTTTGTATATTCTTATAATACTGAAACAGATAATTATGATTTAGTCAACGGATATATCCTTCCTAACAGAGAAAATAATAGAAAACTTGCAGCTGATGTTAAGTTAATTAATAACGATAATTTCTACAGACTAGTATTAAACAGTGAAGAAAATCATATTAATGATACTGACGCTATCGGCGGCAGTGGACGAGTTTATTTTGTTATACATGGATCAAACGAATTTGGTGAGTATAATTGGCAGTTAGGAAAAAATCAAAACTTTAAAGGAGTTTATAGTAATAACGATTCTTATTATGAAGGTCAAATTGTTATATATAACGATGTATTCTACAAAGCTCTTACTAACCTAGGTGATGAAGAATTTGATAATACAAAATGGAGATTGTTAAGTGATCATATTGACTTTGTAGGGTACTTGCCTAACACATCTGGTTATGTTTTCCCAGGCGAAGATTCCAGCATTGTTAATTTGAATACAAGTACATTTGGAAAAACATTTGATATTAGTAAACGTGGCAACACATTAGCCACTATAGCTGAATACTCAACTGGTAATAAACTTATAATTTACGCCTTAAAAGATAATCACTTTGAATATCTAACAGAATTTGCAGCCCCTCAAGATAGTTTAGGATTTGGAACAAAAGTTTCAGTTTCAAATAATGGTAACCTTGTTGCAGTTAGTGCTCCTAGTACAACTGGAGAAAATTTACTACAAGGTAAAGTATATGTTTACAAAAATACAAGCGGAACATTTAATTTACATCAAGTATTAGAAAGTCCAAATAAAGAACTTGCTGAAGAGTTTGGGGCAAGATTAGATTTTGATGGCGATCAATTAATTGTTACAGGTAGTACAAGTGATATTATTTTAGAAACTACATTTGATAGGTATTTAAATAGAGACACTAATTCGGAAGCTACATTTAATAGCAAGTATGTTAATGATCCGCAACGTGAACTATCAGTAGGACAAACTACATTTGATAACGGATTTACAACTCATGTAAGTTCTGTTCAAGACAGTGGGATTGTATATCTATATGAGAATATAAATGATACATTAGTATTTGGTCAAAGATTAAAGTATAATAATTTTAATGTTAAAGACTTTGGTAAAAACGCTATTGTTCAAGATAACACAATATTAGTAGGACTTCCGGCACTAGATGGCGGCAAGGTTGCTGTTTATATAAAAGATAGCGAAGCAAGAGTGTGGGCAGTACATAGAAGTCCAGTTACACCTGTAGATATTACTAAAATGAGAGGGTCATTTATATACGATACTAGTAAAAATAAAATGCTTTCTCGTTTAGATATAATTGATCCTGTGCTAGGAAAAATTGCAGGCATTGCAGAGCAAGAATTATCTTACAAGACTTATTTTGACCCTGCAAACTATAATGTTGGCAACAGTTCAAGTAAAGAAGCACTAACTTCTTGGAATAGTAAAAATGTTGGTAAACTATGGTGGGATTTAAGCACAGTAAAATTTGTTGATTATCATCAAGGTGATATTACATATTCAAATAATATTTGGGGCAATCTTGCACAAGGTGCAAGTGTTGACATTTACGAATGGGTCGAGTCAAGAGTAATTCCGTCACAATGGGATCTAAGAGCTAATACTAATCAAGGCGTAGCTGATGGTTACAGCGGGCAAACAAAATATAGCGATACACGATATGTAGAAAAAGATGTATACGATAATATTTCTCAGAGCTTTAGTAAACGTTATTACTTCTGGGTCAAAGATACTAGAGTAGTACCAAACATTGAAGGAAGAAATAGAACAGCATTTGATATTTCTAATATAATACAAGATCCTGCAGGACAACAAATAAAGTTTGTAACTATTCTTGGCAATGATAGATTTGTAGTACATAATTCAAATAAATTAACTAATGACAAAGATGTTGCAATTAATTTCCGTTATTGGACTATCGGAAATCAAGATAACAATATTCATACTGAGTATCAAATTATTACTGATGGGTTAGAAACAAGTCGACCTAAAGATGTAATTGAAGAAAAATGGTTTGATAGTTTAATTGGAGCAGACAAATATGGTAGAGAAGTTCCTGACTCCAGTTTGAGTGTAAAGCAAAAGTATGGTAATCAAAACAGACCTAGACAAAGTTGGTTTATTAATAGACAGGAAGCATTAAAACAATTTATTGAAAGAGTGAATAGAGTTCTTATAAATGAACTTGCTGTTGATAATCTTAATCTTACAAAATTAACTGATTCAGAGCCTTTACCGTCAACGTTATCTGGACTATATGATAGTGCAATAGACATTGATGAAGAATTACGTTTAGTTGGTACAGTTAGAGCAACACAAGCAATACTAGAACCAGTATTAGTTGATGGCACAGTAACAGGTGTAAATTTAATAAATCCAGGACGTGGATATAAAATACCACCAAAAATTATATCTACTGGTACCGGAAGTGGATTAGAATTACGTGCTAATATCAATACACTTGGCATTATTACAAGTGTTGATGTAATTAACGGCGGTACTTATTATAAAGATGATTTAACACTTTCTGTTAGACCACTTAGTACGCTAGTACGTGCTGATAGTACAATAGGCGGAGCATGGTCAATTTATGCTTGGGACGATAATACTAGAACTTGGTCAATATCAAGTCAGCAATCATACAATGTACAAGATTATTGGAATTATGTAGACTGGTATGCTGATGGATTTAGTTCTCTTACTGCAATTGATTTCTTAATTGATGATTTTTACCAATTAAATATTATTGATGATAATATCGGTGATATATCTAAAGTTAGTGATGTCGGTAGCGGCGGCTGGATATTATTAGAAAAAATAGTAAACATTGATACACCGGATTATACTACAGGTTATAAAACTATAGGTAGACAAAACGGAACTATTGAAATTGTAAATAAACTTTATGATACTGATAACGACTGTTCAATTGAATTACGTAAAATATTAGAAACAATTAGAGATGAATTATTCATAGATGAATTAGCAAATGAATATAATCAATTATTATTTGCAAGTTTGCGTTACGTATTATCAGAACAAAATTATGCTGATTGGGTATTTAAAACAAGTTTTATAAAAGCAAAACATAATGTTGGCGAACTAAAAGAAAAAACTACATTCCAAAATGATAATTTACCTAGTTTCGAAGCATATGTTGAAGAAGTTAAACCTTATAAAACTAAAATTAGAGAATATCTATCAGCATACGATAAATTAGATAATACTCAAAGTGTTGTAACAGATTTTGATTTGTCACCATTTTATGATCCGCAACGTGGTGAGATTATTTCACCAAAAGTTACAATCAATGATGGAGTATTATCAGATATTAATTTTGATGTAAATGAATTCCCGCAAAAGAATTGGATTGATAATTTTACATATAGTGTTACTGAAATATTAATTGAAAGCGGCGGAAGCGGCTATACTGAAGTTCCGTCAGTAATAATTTCAGGCGGTGGTGGCACCGGTGCAACTGCTACGGCATTTATAGGTAGTGGACAAGTAAAAAGTATCCTAGTAAATAATCAAGGAAGTGGGTATACTAGTATTCCTACTGTTAACATTGAAGGAACACAATCAGAAGACGGAACACAACCAAGAGTTAGTATTGTTTTAGGTAATAAGAAAATTAGAACAATTAATGTTAAACAAAAGTTTGACAGAATTACTCCTAATTTTGAAACTCTAAATCTAAAAGAAACCGAAACATTTATAAGCACTGGTACTGAATTAAAAATCCAATTGAAGTGGCCGCTAGACTTAACTAAGGCAAATGTAAGTGTAGTCATTGATGGTGTTGAAGCACTTGACAGTGAATATTCATATAATAATGAAAGTATAAAGGCTTCTGGAGAAACGCATACAAGTGAATATGGTTACATAACTCTTGAAAGGTCTCGTGTTGCTGGCACTACTATTGCAGTAACATATAATAAGAGTTACGAGCTTCTTTCAGCTGCTGACAGAATTAATTTATTATATAATCCTGAAACAGGACAGTACGGTAAAGACTTAGGACAGTTAATGGACGGAGTTGATTACGGTGGCGTAGAAGTACGTTCGTTTGAATTTGGTCAAGATTTAGGTTACGATAGTCGTCCTTGGTACACTACTGAATGGGATAACTATGATGAAAACTTTGATGATGAAAGTTTTACTACTACTGGCATACAAACATCGTTTACATTATCTAAACCTTTAGAAGTAGATACAACTTATAACGTATATCTAAATGCTACAAGAGTTGACGATATAAATTATGACGGTAGTACAAAAACTTATCTAGCAGATGATGGTTCAACGGTACTTGCTCTTGGTAATCCAAATGCAATAATGAAATCACTTAGTACTGAGAGCGACGAATACGAAGTAACTACAGATGCAAGCGGGTTACCTGTTTACAAAATTAACATTGAAAATGTTGACGAATGGGAAGATTATTTCCAATCAGGAGGAACACCAGAAGTTGCTGGGTTACCGGCAGATGCAGAATACAACAACGGAGCAATTAGTAATGTTACAGGCGATGGTAGTGATTTCTTCAAACGTGAAGTTACAACTAACGGTGTAAGAATTATGGGCGCCGGCACAGTAGGCGGACAAACAGCAGTTCCAGATGCGTGGCTAGAAAAAGTAGCACGTATGTTTGAATTATTCTTAGATCCAAATGGCGCAGGTATTAACGAAGCATTCCAAAGAAACTTAATTAAAACATTAAGTGGTGATGCAGGAACTTGGCACGAAGGATTACCAACACTACAACGAGTAGCAAGAGGCTCAGGAGCAGAGTATACTCCAAACTTCCTAACTGACGCAGGTGTTATTAGTTGGAACTTAACTCCATTGTTTGATTCACACGTTGCTAATGATATGGTTTGGTACTTAAACTCAACCGGCGATGGCTACGGCGATGGTGAGATTGACGCACAAGAAGTTATTGAACACGTATTCCACACACTACATATGCACGGTCTAACAGACGATATAAAACTGTATTCATACATTAGTGCAGATTGGGCAACTGGTCCTTTGTATGCAGCAATGGAAGAAGCATTTGACGCAGGCAAGTGGGAACCAATAGGTTATCAAACTCCTTTAAATGCTTGGAAAACAGATGCAGATGCATTTGAAGTAGCAGCAAAAGAATATATGTATTTGTTAAACTTTGCTATGTTTGATTATACTGGGCTATGGGACGGCAACAGTCTTGATCCTGAATGGGCAGATGATGTACGTACACCAGCACAAATCCAAGCAACACTTCCAATAAGTTATGCGTTCTTTAATACATACATTGCTCCGGTTATTAGTAAGCCTTCGTTGGCAACTATTAATAGTATATTTGGTGACGGTAATACACCAGCACAAGACGATCCAAGTTTAGCAGGAGCATCAGGATATGTAGTTGATATAGTAGTAGACGGAACCCCAGCAGTAGCAGGAACATCAATTAATCCAACAGTTACTATTAGAAAATCAACAAGTGACGGTAGTTTCCTACCAAGTGGATCAGGATTTGATACTTTACTTGAAGGCGGAAATTTACAATACGGCACTGCAACAGGACTTGATGCAGGTAGTATAAACCTTGATGGCGACGGATTTGTTACACCAACAACATCAAAAGGTCCAGAAGAATTAGTTCCAGGTCAGCTGCATGACACATTGGACTTAAAAGTGTATGACAGAGTTGCAGACGGCGGCAGTTTAATTAGTACACGAAATTATACATCTACAGATTCACAAACAGAGTTTGATCTAAGTATTCTACCACATAACATTTATTCGTTGTTTGTAAAAATTAACGGAACACTGTTAACTGAAACTCAGTACGAAATTGATTACTTTAATAAATCTATAACATTAAATACTCCATTAAGTGCAGGCGATATAGTTAATATTTCGTCAATGGCTGGAAATGGAGAAAGAATACTTGATATAGACAACTTTACAGGTGACGGAACTACTCGTATATTTGTTACAAAATCTGTGTACAGAGAAGGATTACAATCGTATATAACAGTAAACGGATTAAAGTCTCAAGTAGCTATTTTTGAAACAGACAGCACTTATGGCGATCTTCAAGGATTAGTTGGACTAGAGTTTGTAACTTCACCAGAAGAAAATGCATTCATATATTATGCATTATATGATACTAATGAGTCAACAGTACAAAGATATAGTGAAGCAACTGTAAATAGATATATAGGTGACGGAAGTACAGTTGGATTTAATTTATCACCTGAACCTTCAACAAGATTACCGTTAAGTCACAATGTTATTGTTAAGGTAGACGATACTATTTTATATCCAGGATACACACAGCAATGGTATATTTCATCAACTAGAGAATATCCATTAGATCGTGCGCAGTATCCAGGAAGTACACTTGCACCAGATCAAGTAGATGTTTATATAAACGGCAGAAAATTAAAATTCTTAATAGATTATAACTGGGATTTTGGTAATAGTCAAGTTGTATTATTTGATAACGTAGGTGAAACAGGTGACGATTTAGAAATAGTTATTCCTTCAACTGCTGAATATAGTTTTGCTAAAAATACTAGATTAGTAATAACACAAGTTACCGGTACATTTACTGAAGGCGAACAAGTAACAATAGGATATCCTGACAGTACGCAATTTACTGCAACTGTAAAATCTTATAGTTCGAATGTCTTAACTATTATAGGAACACTTCCTGGGTTAGAACAACTAGCTGACGCTGACGACACAATACCAGTTGAAGGTCAAACTAGTAATGCAATTTCAACTAGAATACAAGATGTAGACCTAATTGAAGCTGGCGACTCGATTGTACTAGAAAGTATTCCAGCACAAGATGCAACTATTGATGTGTTTACATTTTCTAGACATGAAATACAAGATATACAAATGGAAACAAAAACTACAGTATCTAGAAGTGTACTAACTGTTGGCGATAATGATTATTACGAAGCACATAGGCGTGGTAAAGGATTAATTAAATTAAGATCACCGGCGTTAGATACTGCATATGTTTGGGTAGTGCTAAATGGTATATTATTAACACCAAATCGTGATTACAAGCTAGTTAAATTAGATAGCTATATACAAATAACTAGACCATTAGTAGCAAACGATATAGTTCAAGTAATACATTTTGCAGCACCTAAATCAAATGAGAAGTTTGGATTTAGAATGTTTAAAGATATGTTAAATAGAACTCACTACAAACGATTAAATAAAGATAATGTTTATACATTGTTACAAGACTTAAATGTAACTGATAAAGAAATTGTATTAGCAGATGCATCAGATATTACTATTCCTGATGTTGCTAAAAACAATCCGGGTGTGCTTTTTGTAGAAGGCGAAAGAATTGAATATTTCCAAGTAGACGGTAATGTACTTTCGCAATTACGTAGAAGTACATTGGGTACTGGTGCTCGTACAATATACGAAGCAGGGACTGAGTGTATGGATCAAAGCGATAAAGAAACTATTCCTTATAAAGATCAAATGGTTTCAACTATCGCACTTGATGACGAGTCAACGCAAATATTACTAGACTGGATGCCAACTAATGGTGTAAACGAATTAGAAATATTTGTAGGTGGCAGAAGATTGCGTAAAAATGCAATTACAGCATATCAGTTCCAAGAAACTGATGCAGATGGCAACTTGGTAACTGGTCTAATTGATCAAAATAGTCCAGGTGGCGATATTGTTTTAGATGCAGAATTTACCCTTACTATAGACAACAATGTTGCTACAGTAAGCCTTGTAGATACACCAGAAGCAAATAGTAGAATATTAATAGTAAGAAAATTAGGAAAAACATGGCAAAGTCCAGGAGAGCAGTTGAGGTATTCGCAGAATCCAATAGCGCAATTCATCCGCGGAGCAACAACTGGCTTACCCGAATAAATACACTAGCAGGAAGATATAATGACAACAGATACATTTAATGATTTAAACGGAGTACTACTCCAAGGACATATTAAGATCCATGATCCTGAGAGTGGAGAAATTCTTATCGACAAGCGTAATGCTATACACTATGAAAATATGAGTATAGCACTTGCAGAGTCTTTAGGAAACGCAGGACAAGGACCAATATATAAAATGGCATTTGGTAATGGAGGTACATCAGTTGACCCAACTGGTATTATTACATACTTAACGCCAAACAGTACTGGTACAAACGCAAGTTTGTATAATCAAACATTTGCTAAAGTGGTAGACGACCAAGCAAGTAATAATACAGACCCAGTAAGAAATAAAATAGAAACACGACATGTAAGTGGTACAAACTACACAGACATACTTATAAGTTGTTTGTTAGATTACGGTGAACCAAGTGGCCAAGATGCATTTGATACCGCTACAAATACAGAAAATTTATATGTATTTGACGAGCTAGGATTAATTAGTTCTGGAGCAAGTGGCACTGATGGTAGATTACTAACACATGTTATTTTCCACCCTGTGCAAAAATCACTTAATAGACTTATACAAATTGATTATACTGTAAGGGTCCAAAGTTTAACTGGATTTAATGAGGCGTAACAATGGCATATACTATTAGATATTCAGATTTTGTAAACAAGGGTAGTATTGTTATTGAGGATAACACTATTAACCAAGAAACTTCGTTAAATATTCCAGGTAGAAATACTACTGCATACGGATCTAGTATTGCAGAAAACTTTTTGCACTTATTAGAAAATTTTGCTAACTCAGTACAACCAGTAAATCCTGTAGAAGGCCAACTATGGTATGACAATACTCCAGGAGTAGATCAGTTAAAACTATGGGACGGAACAACTTGGGTAGCAGCAGGCGGATTAAAGAAAGCTAATTTAGCACCAGATGCAGCAAATTCAGTTATTGGTGATCTTTGGGTAGATACAGATAATCAGCAATTATACTTATTTGCAGGTTCGGGTTGGGTATTAGTTGGACCAGAATTTGCAGAAGGATTAGAAACAGGTACTAGGCCTAGCACAATAACAGCAATTGATAATAACGATTATAATGTTATATTTGTTGAAGTAAAAGGAAAACCAGTTGCGGTTGTATCTGGAGAAGCATTTACACCAAAAGCAGCAATAGATGGTTTTATAGACGGAATACGTCCAGGCATTAATCTTTCATCGAGTAATATTGAAGGTGACGGCATACCACAATTTAACGGAATATCAGAAAAGTCATTAAACTTGTTTATTCCAGGACAACCTGTTATTACAGCAGCAAATGTGATGCGCAAAGATGCAGAAAATATCGCAAATGCACCGCTTAAAATTAAGAATGTAGCAGGGGTTAGTGTTGGTATTAGTAATGAACTAAAACTGCAAATAGACGGTACTGCGGGCGTCTTACAGCACGATATAAGCGGTTCTAACTTACAAATAAGAATGAATAATGCAGGTACAACAACTACTGTAATAACAGTTGATAGTACCGAAAAAGTAGGCATTAACAATCCTAGTCCACAAAAAGAATTAGATGTCGTTGGAACAATACAAACTGATACACAATTAAAAGTTACTAGTCTTACAGACAGCAGCGGTGTTAGTAGTGGAAGTATTGTTACTAGCGGTGGCGCTGGAATTGCTAAAAATTTATATGTAGGCGGCCATGCAGATATAGACGGTCCACTTATTGTTGGTAAAGCTAATCTTATTAATCCAGACACTGGATCAGTGAATCCGGTTTCGGCAGCTTTGTTACCAGACTCACATAATTTAAGATCAATCGGACAGCCTGATAAAGTGTTTAGTGCTATGTATGCTACTGAATTTGTAGGAAGTTTACGTGGAGATGTACAAGGTAACGTTTCAGGACGTTCAGGCTTAGCAAATAGACTTTCATCACCGACAGTATTCCAAGTAGCAGGTGATATTGCTGCTAATAATGTTGAATTTGACGGACAGCAAGGCACTGTAACATTTAATACTACTATTGATCCAGGCTTTATTGGTAATCAATCAGGTGTTGTTGGAACTCCGGGAGTTCCGGTTGCTTCTGAAGCAACTGATGAGTTTCTAGTTAATAAAAGTGGCAGTCTTTATAAAATGCCAAGAGACAGAATATTAGGCGGAATTAAAGCAATTGTACCAATTGGTACAATTATGCCATATGCTGGTATATTAGATGACCCTACAATTGATAGTCCGTTAGGAGATGGTTGGTTAATATGTGACGGATCAACTTACTTAAAGTCATCTTATCCAACTCTTTGGTCACGTGTGCAATATAGCTTTAAATCTAAAGCAGTTGTAGATGGATTACAGCCAAATAATCCGGATGAATTTTTTGCTGTACCAGATTTAAGAGGTAGATTTCCGTTGGGTAACGATAGTATGGGCAGAGCTGGCGCAGCTAATGTTACAACAGATAGTGCTGCTGACTTGCATGGCGGCTCGGCTGGTGTAGACAAAACTACTATTGAACTAAGACACTTGCCGGAACACGAACATGACTTAATAAATGATAGAAATGATCCTACTGGTTCTCAATTTTATGCAATAAGTCCAACAGCAGCAGTTGAGAATTTAAATAGAACACATACTATTGGCGTCGAAGATTTAACTGGTACTGGTACCGGTGCATTATATGAAGGATCCGGTGGCATACTAGCAGACGGCACATCAATTGGGCAACAAATTGATATTTTAAATCCATTCTTGACGCTTAACTATATAATCTACGCAGGAGAACAAGAGTAATGGCTTACAAACTTAATAAAACAGACGGAACACTGCTTACTGAATTAGTTGATGGCCAAATAGATACTACTTCTTGTGATTTAACACTTATAGGAAGAAACTATGTAGGCTTTGGCGAAGCGTTTAATGAAAATTTAATTAAACTGCTTGAAAACTTTTCATCTGCAGGAGCGCCAACTACACCAATTACAGGACAACTTTGGTATGATCGAAGTGAAGGTAGATTAAAAGTTTATGACGGTACAGGTTTTAAATCAAATGGTGCTATAGTTGCAAGTCAACGTCCAGACATGGTAGCTGGTGATATCTGGATTAACAACGGAAGTAATCAACTTTACTTTTATGACGGCACTGATTTAGTATTAGTTGGTCCAGTTTTTGAAAATAGTCAAGGATTATCAGGTTGGCAAGTAGATACAGTAACTGATAAATCAGCTGTTGACCATACTATTCTAAAAATGTATGTTGGCGAAGCCTTAGTTGCATTTATTAGTAATGAAACATATACTCCTACAATTGAAGAACAATCGTTATTACAAATAGTTGGCGAAGTTAAACAAGGTATTAATGTTGTTGATAGAAATAACTTCTTATTTTACGGTATATCAGAATCAACTGAAGCATTAGTTACAGACGAAATTGATCCAGATACAGGGTTAAGAGTTAAGAAAACAGCAGGACAATTTTTAAAGAACGACCAAAACGATAAAACAACTGGAACTTTGCAAATTAACAATAGTGGCGGATTAACGATTGGTAATTCCGGCGAATTTAGAATGACTATATCTGCTACTAGTACAATCTTACAAAATACACAATCAAACGATCAGTTTAGAGTTAGACTATTTGGTGATACAGACTATGATGCATTAGTAATTAATCCTCAAAATAAAAGTTTTGGAATTAATTTAGATACTGACGCACTGCCTGAAGCTACTCTTGATGTAAACGGCGATGCATTAATTAAAGGTAATCTTACTGTTTTAGGTAGTAATACAGTAATCGAATCAACTACACTATCAGTAGATGATTTCAACATTGAATTAGGTCATGCTGATACTATTATAACACTTAATTCAGCAATTGATCCTGCACAGGCATTATCAATAGCAGTTGGAACCGTAATTACTCAAGGTACGTCAAACGCAACAGGTACGTTTAAATCAATTTCAGAAGATAGATTAACAATTAAATTAGAACCTACTAATGGATCGTTTATAACGGGCGGATATGCGTTTACATTACCTGATACAACAGTACTAATCCAAAATGACGGCGTAACAGCAGTTAATGCTGTTAGTGTATCACAGCGTAACAATACTACAGCAGACGGTGCAGGAATTAGAGTAAAAGGTCTAGCCGACGGCGGGACAGGTAATGATAAAACAATTTTATGGATTAATGATCAGTCATACGGAACTAACTGGGAGTTTAATGATAACGTAAATCTTGTAGATGGTAAAGCATATAAGATTAATGATGTTACTATGATTCAAGAAAATAGTGGTCAAACATATCATGAATTAGGAACTGCAATTGAAACAGCGTTAGGCATTAGAGACGTTGGTATTATGGACAGACTTCGTGTGCATAATTCAATGTTAATAGATGAACTTAGTGGAAGTCCAAGCATTGTAACTAGCTCAGGACTTGTGCTTGATAGTTCTGGTACTATTACAGTTAAGAATGGTGGTTCTGATGTAAAAATTACAGGTGTTGCTACTACTGATTATACTACAGGTGCATTAAGTGATGCAGCAAATAAAAATTATGTAGATACACAAATGGAAAGTGCAACCGTAGCACTTGCACTAGATATAACAGACATGCCGCAACCAGGTTTTGGCTCAGTTGATGCACAGTTACTTGATATAATTAATTTTTTACATCCAGCAGTAGAAAAACGTGCAAACACATATGCAAGAGTACATACTACTAAGTTAAGAGGTGAAGTATCTAATATTAATGTTGAAGACACTATTGATTATACTGATATTGGCGTTGACTTTTCAGACCTAAATACAGTTGAACCTTACGGAGTAACACCAACAAGTGGTGGTTCACCGAATCAACAAGTAGTAACTAACATTGGTTTTACAGGGTCGTCAGATGGCGATGTAGTATTAAAAGCAGATGACGGTGCAACACCAACTGCAACGTCAACAAGGGTAAAAAGATTTTTTAAAGTAGTTGAAGTTTTGGGCGTAAATGAATGGCAAGTAACAGCTACAGGACCAAACGGAGAGTCTCCGTAAATAGAGAAACACGCAAATACGATAAATACTATTATCGTAATAGGGGATATTAACGAATATGGCATACACAATATTTAATACTAGAAATAACGAGCTTGCAATAGTCGAAGACGGTACAATTGATAATACTACCGATCTAAAGCTAATAGGTAAAAACTATGCTGGTTATGGCGAAATACAAAATGAAAATTTTGTTTATCTTTTAGAAAACTTTGCAGGAGCAAATCAACCACCAAGACCAATTACAGGTCAGTTATGGTTTGATACAGACGATGGCAAAGTAAAAGCATATGACGGCAATGATGAAAAAGTTTTTGTTCCCCTCGGAAACGTTCACATTGGAGCAAAACCAACAGGCGCAGCAATTACAGCAGCAAATGTTAGCAAAGGCGACTTATGGTGGGATGATGTAACTAGTCAACTCTATGCTCATACTGGCGCATCAACAGGCGATCCTTTTGTATTAGTTGGACCAAAAGGAGCACAAGATGTTAGAACTGATGTTATAGATGCTTTAGTATATGATAGTTTATTTGCAAATCAACCAGATCCTACTCCTTATCAACATAGAATACTTAAAGGATTTATGGATGATGTAGTAGTTTTTGTTGCAAGTAACGATGAATTTACATTAGATGATTCAAATGCAATTAGCGGATTTGATAGAATTAAAAAAGGTATTACATTAGTCAATACTGAAAATGCAAACGACGGTGTAACTTCGGGTAATTATAGTTTCCATGGTAGTGCTTCTAATGCACTAAGATTAAATGGTGTTTTAGGAACTGAGTTTGTACAACGTACTAATCCGGTTTTTGCTACAGAAGTTAATATAGAAGACAATGACGGTTTATTAATTGGACCAAATAACGAATTAATATTAAAAGTTGTCGGTAACGAAGCAATTGTTGAATCTACAATTACTAATGCTAAACTAAACTTCAAAGTTAAAGACACTGGCGGAAGTACAGTTACTCCGCTTACTCTTACACATAATGGTCCGATGCCAATTTCAGATAATAACTTTGATATTGGTAGTACTGGTTTAAGATGGAACGAAGTATTTGCTACCAAATTTAGAGGCATTGCAGACGAAGCTGATTCATTATTAAGTAACGGTACGTATAAAATTGCTGACAAAAATAACACTGTAAACACTATTGTAACACGAGATAGTGTAGGTGACATATTTGGTACTGCATTCCGCGGAACGCACTTATACAACAGCACAGACGCTACAGCAGCCCTTACAGCACGAGTTACTACAGCTGATGGTGTACAAGTAGCTGACAGTAGTACATACGTTAATGCTACAATTGCAAGCACAGCAAACAAACTTGCATTAAGAGATTCAAATGGCGAATTATTTGCTACACAATTTAATGGATTAGCAACACGATCTGCAACCTTACAAGTTCCTACAGGTGTACCTGATACTTATGAACACAGATTAGCTAGTATATCTAATTCAGCTAGTACTATTGTAGTTAGAGACGAAAATTCAAAAATTTATGCTACAGAATTTGTAGGCAGTTTAAATGGACAAGCAGCATCGGCAGCACAATGGACCACTGCAAGAACAATTACTGTAGACGGTGACGCCAGTGGTGTTGTGTCATTAGATGGATCTGAGAATGTAACTTTAACATTAAGTACAGTTGGAAATTCAATTGCATTAGGAACAGATACTACAGGCAGTTATGTAAAACATGTTAGTGTTTGGAATGAAGATCCATATTTAAATGTATATGTAAACACTACTTTAGATGGCACAGAAAGAGAAACTGCCGCCATACAATTAGGTATTGACGCCACTACTACTAATTCAGCAAATAACTTAGTTGCTAGAGACGCAAGCGGTGATATTTTTGTATCTGATATATCAGCATCACTTATTGGCGGTACAACTATTACTGCATCAACAAAATTTGTAGGACAAGTAAATGACGTAGGTACTGATAAAGACGGCTACTTTGATAATTTATACGCTGAAAATATTAGTTTTGGATCATCGGGATCAACATTACCTATAACAGCAGGCGGCACTGGTGCTACTACAGCATCAACTGCAAGAACTAACTTAGATGTTTATAGTACATCAGAAGTTGACACTGCTGTTACTAATGCAGTTGGCGGAGTTTCAACTAATTCTATTGTTAGTGGAGGCACAAGTGCTACAGTTACAGCGTCAGCAATGACAGTGGTACGAGATGGGTCAGCACATAGTACATTTACATCCGACGGTATTACTTTAAGCCAAGGCAATTTTATAGGCAATTTGACAGGTAATGCTGTAACTGCTAACTATGCTGACTTGGCAGAGAAATACACAGCACAAGAAGACTTAATACCTGGTACTGTTGTTTGTATTAGCAGTAGCGAAGAATACGAAGTTGAACCTAGTTCACAAGGACGTATTGCAGTAGGTGTTATATCAACTGATCCTGCATTATTAATGAACGATGGATTAGAAGGTGGCGTAGCAGTAGCACTTAAAGGTCGTGTACCAACTCGCATAATGGGTGCCGTTAAGAAAGGACAAGCAGTATACATTTTCGATAATGGAACTGCAAGTACCGCAATTAATGGCGGAAGCATGGTAGGTGTTGCGCTAGAATCTAACAGTTCAGAAGAAGAAAAATTAGTTGAATGTATACTTAAAGTATAAGGTAAATTAAAGAATAAAAAAGGAGCAATAACGCTCCTTTTTTTGTGACTAAATTTTATTTAAGTATTAGTGTAAGTCTGCCCAGGCTGAACCTGTGTATACTTGTAATTTTGTCTCTGTAGTATTAAACACAACCATACCAGCTGCCGGTGTTAGTGCATTTCGAACACCAGTTGTCATATTAGCAAATTGTGCCGGCACACCAAATGTTGCTTTTTCTATAGTAGCTTCAAAATGTTTATTATAATTTGCAAGATCTGCAACTGAAGCATCATCATCTGGATCACCAGTAAATGTTTCTACAGCAAATTTACCTTCAACTACGCCAGTAATAGTTTGAACACTTACTTTATCTATAAATGTAGATTGTCCTGCAAATGTTGCATCTTTATCAAACCCTACTCGATTGCTAAAGTTTATTTCACCGCCGCCTATATGAGCAATAGATTGTGTTTCTAATCTTGCACAATTAACAGTTCCTGTGTTATCTATTATAACAGTTTCACTTCCTGGAAACCCTGTTGTAGTTAAACGTATACTATTGTTTACTATAACGTCTGAACTAAAGTCCATTCTTGGAGTAACTGTAATTGGACTTGAATCATCTGAATCAATTAGTGTAGTAAACACATTACCTGTAAAAGTTCCTGAATGATCACCAGTAGCATTACCGGTTAAATTATTTGTTAGTGTGCCAGTAATATTAGCACCTGGAATAGATCCTGCAACTGCGTCTACTAGTAAAGTACTGTTGTCTGCAAATACAGATCCAGTTAAATCACCAGTTAAGTTACCTACTACATTACCAGTTAAGTTACCAGTAAAGCCTGTGTTTGCAACTATTGTTGTACCTGTTATTGCATATGGTGTATTTCCGCCAAGAACACCGTCTACAACACCTACTACTGCTCCAGTAAATGTAGCGTCTGTGCCGTCACTACCGTTCTGTAAAATTATAGTACCGTTTGTTGCAACAACGTCACCCTTTAAGTTACCAGTTAAGTCAAATGCAGGGCTTGCTGTATGTGTTACTTCGTTTGTTGAGTTATCGTACATTACTACGGTTGTACCAACTGCATCTCTAATTGGCTTAATTACTAAACTACCTGTTGGACCGTCTGTTACAGAATTACCTGATGCGTTAATTATAATTGAGTTTGCGGCTTGGTCTGACTGACCTGCATACTCTCCAATTGCTATTGCAGCTTGACCTTGATTAACTTGTCCTGCGGCTGATCCAATTGCTATTGCTGATGCGCCTTGGCTTGTTTTACCTGCGGTTTGACCAACTGCAACACTGCCGGCACCTTGATACAGATTACCTGCTTGATCACCAACTGCAACGGCCGCTGCACTTTGTTGGAGCCGACCTGTCTTATACCCTATTGCGATTGCATTACTGCCTTGTGTATCATTTCCAGCTTCTTCACCAAGTGCAATTTTTGATTCACTTGTTCTTAAACTTGCGGTATCTACTGCGCCAACAATCTTATTGCTAACTCCATCTACTAGTAATGTACTATCATCTCCAAACACACTACCTTCTACGTCACCGTCAAGTCTTACTGCGTGTATGTTATTCCATTTTAGTAAAGTTGTACCTAAGTCGTATGTAGCGTCTGCGTTCGGAGTTAATGAACTTGTTATTTTTGCTGCAAAGTCTACCGTGTCCGTGTTAACATCGTCACCAATGTTTACATTGCCAGTAGCATTAATAGTACCAGCAATATTAATATTACCTGTACCAATTATGTCTTTGCCATTAAGGTCTAAATTTTGTTGTAAGTCTAATGTTGAATTTATTGTGTCTGCGGTAATATATTCGCCTAATGTTGCTATAGCTGAACCAGCTAGTGGCATACCACCAGGCGTTGCTCCGTCACCTATAAATAATTTGTCGGTATCTGTTACATACACCAACTCGCCGTTTGCGAATACTACACCGCCACCTGCGGTACGTTCAGCATCTGTGCCACGTCTGATCTGTAATGCCATTCTAGTTAACTCCTGATAACATGTTTATTTGTTATTAGTATTTATCCATCTGAACTATCTTCTCAGCTTTAGAAATTTTCTTGTTCTTGTTGTAATGTCTTGTTTGACTCGTTTGGTATTGAGTCTAAAATCAACATTTTTGATGTGATCTTGATACTGATCAAACAAATCATCTAAAGATTTTTCTAAATCCTCAACTTTGTTCTTTTGGGTATTAATATCTATATCCCAAATCTTGCCGTCTTTAAATTCAACTCGTACTGATTCGAGGTATTCGAGAGGGACAACGTCTATGTCAACATCTTCGAATACCTCGGGCCAATGATTAATTACTTCTTGTGGAAGTTTCTTATTGGGCGGTTTTGGCACTGGCTTTGGACTTTTTCTTTGTGGGAACCAGTTCCTCTGCTTGTTCTCTTAATACCTTTGCTTCTTTAAATAGAGCATCAGCTTGTGAACGATATTGTGCTGCCAAATCTTCGTCAGTTAAGACACCGTCTGATGTGGGTGTATTTGAACTATAAGTGTCTAATGGGTTAATTGCTGGACCTGAATCTTTAGGTTGTACAGTTTTACCATCTCCGCCTTTTAATGCTAAGTCTGCAACTGTTACACCTTTTTGTTCAGCAATCATTTTGTTAAGTTCTGCTAAGTTAACAATGCTTTTACTGTCAGGAGTCATTTCAATTGTGTCAGTTTTTGCTTTAACCATCTTACCATACTTTTGCATTCCTACTAACATATTCATGCCGTCTGGTAATGTAGTACGAGACATTGCTTCTGCTAGTTCGTATGCATTTTGACCTGCGTTTGATTCTACTACTTTAATAGCAGAGTCGTGTTGTGCCGCATCAAGTGCTTGTGTTGGTATTACTAAGCATGAGTCAGGTTCTCCAGGAACCACTCTATATGCAACTAATACTTTTTTGCCTGTGTTGGCAACTCTTCCTACGTGTTTTAGAGCCATAATTACTCTCCTTTAGGTTCTTCCTGGGGTTCCTGTTGCGCTGCCACAGCACCTAAGAAAGATTCCAATTTGTTATATGTTGTACCTACAACAGCCATTTCGTTTGCTTTAAACGCTCCACGCGAGCTTGCAACATCAATAATCTGTTTAATTGCAGTCAAGTCTTGCACTGTTAGTTCAGCCGCCTGCGCCTCTGGTGCTTGCGATTGTGGTGCTTCTTGTTCTACGTTTTTTTGTTCATCAGCCATAAGTTTTCTCCTTGTGTATAATTAATTATATGTACTTTGTTATTTGTACTTTAAAAGTGGACAGGCTAACATGAAATAACTCATTTCTTTTGAGTCTTCAAAGCCCACTTTTATTAGTGTTTCTACTTTGTTAGAATTTGTTGAAATATCAATAGTAGTTCCTACAAAGTATCGACCTTTTAAATGCTTTAGTATCCATTTATTTAATGATTCTTCGATGTTATAGGTGTAAGGAATGGCTATGTATTCAAAGTACGGAACAATAGTATTCGACTTACGTGCATCAAATAAATTTAATACATTTGGCTCTTTTAGTTTATGCGGCAAGAGCTTCCTCATATCTTAGTGTGGTGCCAAATGGTGCCTGTATATTCTTATCATGATGTGAATGAATAAGAAAGATAGTATCACAGTAATCTTCTTCACCCCAACTATCCCACGCATAACCGTCTGTAAACATAATAAACTTTTTAGGAACAATATCGTTTTCCTTCATATACGTCCAGTTAGCCATAAAGTCAGTGCCACCACCGCCAACAATTTCATAGTCTTGTAATATTTCGCCATTGTCAGAAGTAAAATCTTGTTCGTTGTAAACTTTAGTATCGAAGCACCATACTTTTATATTATAGTCTTGATACTGATCCATAATACCTTGTACTTCACTTAAAAAGTCTGTTGCTTGTGAGTTACCAATTGAACCTGACATATCAATACCAACAGATATATCAATTGTCTCGTCAAAGTCTTGTCCTGGTAGTATAGCACCTGTATGCCAACCTTTACGATTTGGACGACTAAATGTAAAATCATTCTTAATAGTTGACTGTATTTGTTGCTGTAAAATCTCACGCCAGTTCATTTTAGGCTCTGTGAGTTCTTGGATCATTCGAGTAATTTCACCTGGTGTATTTCCAGCACCAGCGGCCTGTGCGGCAGTCATCATTCCTTCTTTAATTTCGTCTTTGATCTTAGCCATTTCTTCTTTGCTAAATTTAGGACGTTTTTTAGAAACATTATTACCGTTTACATCTTTTTCTTCTTCGCCTTGTTCGCCGTCGGTGTCGCTTCCATCATCTAAATGTTCGTCGAGCATTTCACCTTCACTAGCAAGTTGCTCTAAAAAATCTTCCATATTTTGTTTTGCTTTTTCAAACAATTTGTCATAGATCTCTTCTGACGTATCTGCATCATATTGAAAGTCTTGAAAGCAATCTACAATTTTAGGCTTTTCGCCAATACGGTCACGGACTAATAAGTTGTTTACTTTGTAGTCGGCAGCAATATTGTATAACATAGGATTACGATCATCTCTGCGTCCTAAGTGATCAAATACCATATGTAAAATTTCATGTGCAACAACAAACTCAATTTCTTTATTATTCATTGCATTAAAGAATTGAGTATTATAGTAGAGGTTGCGACCGTCTACAGCGGCAGTGGGTAACCAGTCATCTGCGGCTAAAATGCGTAAACGTGTAGCCATATTGCCAAAGAATGGATGTCGCAACAGCAAACCTACACGAGCAACAATAATGCGGTCATATACTTCTACACGCATTTCTTCTAGTTGTTCTGGAGTAATATTAGGATCAGGCTGCCAATTCTTTAGTTTACTTGCAGTTTTTTCTGTAGACATTTGCATTGCTACATGCTGTGGTAAAAAATCTAACATATTGTGCCTCTCACTTTGTTGCTTTCTATACATATATTATACTATTATTTACTAATAATGTCAAGAAGAATTGGGCGATTTTTTACGGGATCGCCCAAACCCAACACACCTATTAAGACTGTTGTGCTGCCTTAATATACTTACCATAACGATCGTGGAATTCATCAAAGCATTCTACTTCGTCTGGATCAATGGGCAATGCATACTGAGTGAGTGCTACTTTAACACCCATTACAACTAACTCAGTCTCAAAGTTATCCATTGCAAAGCGCAAAAAGTTATTAACTTTATCATCAAACTTCTTATCGTTTGCGTCTGACGCTTCTTTTAGTTCGTAGCATAGTGAAACAGTTAAGGAATACATTGCACTGATTTCTGTCTGTTTCAACTCTTTAACCTTTCCTGACAAAATGTCACTTGGGTTAGGCATAGATGCCGCTACTTTACGGTGTGCCATAAACTTAATAGCAAGTCCTTCACCAACTGAACCTGATACTAAATCTGTAGTAGTTTCAGTATCCAGTTCGTCTTCTAATAATTCGCTTACAAATGTCCATGTACGTGGAGTAGCAAACGAACGTGAAGGGCTTTTAGGATCAAAGTCGTATAAGTCTTTCTTACTAAACTGTAAGTAACCTACAACATCTTTGTGTATATTATTGTTAACTGCCCATTCAAACCAGTCTGGAAAACTAACTGAAAGTTCTAAGTGAACAAAACGGTTAGCTAACGGTGCTGGCATTCTATACGTGACACCTTTGTCAGCGTCACGGTTACCTGCCGCAATAATCATTACATTGTCTGGCAGTTTGTATTGTCCTACACGACGATTAAGAATTAATTGGTATGCTGCCGCTTGTACACTAGGTGCTGCCGAATTCATTTCGTCTAAGAACAATACAATATTGTCGTATTGTTTTGCAAATTCTTCACTTGGTAATTCACTAGGTGCACCCCATACCATTGTACCCGAGTTACTATCAAAATACGGAATACCTTTAATATCTGTAGGTTCCCATAGCGATAGTCGAATATCAATTAAGTGTGAATTGGGCATATCATTAGTAATTTGTTCAACTACTTCAGATTTACCAATACCTGGAGGCCCCCAAAGAAAGATTGGACGCTTCTTTTTCATAGCATGTTTAATGCTAGTTTTTGCCTTGTTAGGGCTTACAGTTCGAATGGCTGTATTTTCCATGTTGTATTCCTCATTTGTCATTATCAGTGCTAAGTAATTTCTTACTATGTATATAGTATACGCTCAGACAAGTAGGAAGTCAACCTCTTTTAAAGAATTAATTAAATTTATTTTGACGATTCATTGCTTTGGTTAAGCCGTATTTACGTAAGTCTCCACTAAAAAGATGCAGTTCCATTGCCTTCTTTTCGCTCGTTACGTGTATTGCTCTATTGGTAATGTAGTAAGGACAGTCTATAAATTTGTCTAAAAAGATAATAACTTGAGTAGTAAGAGGCATATCTTTAGGATACGGTACTTCGTATGACGCTAAGTCAATTTCGGTTAAGACATCAAAGCCGCAGTCAGTCAGTCTCAATCCTCCGGAGTCTCTAGTATTCTTCCACCAAAGCGGCATAAACTCTTTAACGCTTAACTCGTTTGAAGTCTTACCTAATTGATTGAGAAAGATTTTTGTATATGTTTCTTTCCAGTTCATTCTTCGTTTTCTAATTCACCTGCTGTTAACTTATATACCGCAAATTCGTCAGTATTAAACATGTCGTTTAATTTTAATGCTAAGTTATGTGCATGACCGGGATTAGAGAATGATACCTTCTTATATTTTGGGCCAGGATAATTTGTAATAGAGTTTAGACTCTTTAAGTTAAAAGGCTTATTATTGTAGAACACTGCCCATATAGCATCTGCATCTAATACTTGTTCTGCTCTATATGTTTTTTTATCAATATGTTCTAAAAGTACAGTTGGTTTTGGCCTACTCATTTGCGTATACTCCTTAAATTATATACGCATATATTTATCTCTTTTTATAGTTAAGTGTGTACTTTACTTCCAGTCAGTGCCGCCGTCTAACTGAACTTCAACTGTTCCGCCACTAGAGTTCTCCTTTACGTATCTTTCAAGGTCGCCTTCTAGTCTTGCCATTACAGTACCTAATGTATATGCTAAGTTTTTTGCTTGTGTAATACTTAACTTAACTTCTTTAGAATTACTTAGATCTGCATTTTTAACTTGTTGTATGAACTGCTGTATCGGTGCAGTATTTAAAGGATCATTTTGCATTTGCTTTACTCAGTGCTGATCTCATTTCAATATCTGTTTTAAACGGACCTTGAGATTCGTAACGTTCTACAGTAATTAGTTTAGGACAAAAACTTTTAACCCAACCTTTATCAAAGTGAATAATATAGTAACCTGCACAATATAAACTTTTTGATTTTTTACTTTTAGTAAATAATGGAAGTTTTCGTTGAACATCTAACATTGGATTAAATGGTGCTGTGCTTGTAGGATAACCGTATGCTTCTTTATCAATGTTAACAGATTCAGTTGTACTAACTTCGTTTATTAATACATTATTACCAAACGTCTTTTTTAGTGCTTTTTTACTATCAAAATATGTTGTACCTTGTGTTCCACTAACCATAAAACGATTTTCGTCCGCCAATGATATTGTCCCAACACGTACACCGTTATCTTCTAAGATCCAAAATTTATCTTTTAGAATAGTTTTAGTTTTTATCATTTAGGATACCTCGCTTGTAATGGTGTTGCATAAGATGCTGCCTGATCTGCAATACGTTGCATATCCCATTTAGCACAGAACTTCATAAGACGCATACCAACTTGTGCTATCTCTTTAGGTTCTACTTCTGCAATAGTATTATTAATTATCTCTCTAATGTCTGCAGGTTGTGCAGTCAAATCACATAGTACAACATTACGATTGTAGTCGTCTAGTACACGATGTTCTTCACCGTTATGATCTGTCCAACGTTGTAACATCATATTATTCCAGTTGTAGCCTTTAGTGTTCTTATCTTCGTATGCTTCGATAAGGCCAACTTTGTTCTTAGTGCCTTTCTTGCGTACACCTGGATACGCACTAAACACGTTATCACTAGTGTCACCACGCATACACTTCTCAAACAACATAAATGCAGGATCAGGTGCAGGCTTCTCCTCTTTAGTCTTCTTGTCAATTACACGATCGCCCTTGTCTGTAAAGTAGCCTTCGTGTGTAATTGTAGTATTACTAACACCGTTGTATTGTTTACAGTTAGGTGCAATAAGTTGTGCAAAGTCGCCGTCAGTACTAATAATAACATGATTGTCATTAGGGTGTGCTTGTACCCAGCCTGCAATAAGATCATCTGCTTCTAGTTGCGGATCACGCATAACAGTACAATTAGTCTTGTCTGTAACAAAGTTTTTAAACTCGTCAAAGATTTCCCAAAACGCTGTATCTTCTTCTTGCTCACGTTGTGTAAGTGCATCTCGTGCAACTTGCCTATTACGCTTGTAAGGCTCATAATAATCTTTACGCCAGCTACGACCTTCTAAACAAAACACAACATGGTCAGCATCGAAGTCATTCCATGCTTTCTTAACACTGTTAAGTGTAATGTGTAGTGCCATACCTACTTTAGTATCTAAATCGCCACGTACTACATGTCGAGCTCTAAAGAACGTGTTAGCGGTATCTACTAATACATAAGTTGTCATATTATGAACACCCCGATATACATAGTGAGAACAAGTCGCCATTCTGTACGAACGCAACAAGTAATGTAATGCCTAATAATTCTATCATAGTTTTGCCTTTGTGTTAATTATAGTATTATTATAACACCAGATCTGGCTTGTGTCAAGCATTAAGATACTTCACTCTTGCCCTTGTCGATAGGCACAACATTAATATATCCTGCACCTCTTTCAGTATCTAGTCCTTCTTCTTCAAGCATACCATATACAATGTCACGGAACCAAAGATCTACAATTTGTTCATCTAAATCACCGTTTTCACCGTAACCTGCTTTTTTAAGATCTTTAATAAAGTATTCATTCCAGTCCATTTCAAAAAATCCGTTTCGAACGTTTTCTTGATTGACCTTTACATCTAATACACTAACCCAAGGCTGTTTCTTTTTAGTAGCATATGCTTTAGGATCTTTCTTTTTAAGAAGTTCCATCTTTTCAGATTCAACAGCAGCCTTTTCAGCTTCTACCTTATCTAGTCCTGTTAGTTTTTTAAAGAACTCTTTCATAGTCCTGCCTCCCTTACACGTTTCTCTAGATTGCCACCATCATTAATTGGTGCCTTCATAGCTCGTTCATGTTGTTTGTTTTTATAATTCATATGCGGATCAAGTGCCCCAGGCATTTCCGAATAAGGAAATGTGGAGTCTTGGCGTGAATCTCCATCCTTCTGCCATACACGCTTCAGCGACATCTTTAACATTGAGGGAGTATTCTTCACTACGTCCGCCCAACGGCATAAGATATACCGGACATTCCACCCCGGCACTTCTGTAAGCGTCCACAGCTTTTTTAACTTCATCAAAGTCGTCATTAGTAGCCACAACAAACTTAAGATACATGTCACTACCGTCAACACTGTTATACTCACTAGCAACACTAGGCTTAATAGCAGTTTCCCAAGGTTCTCCTGAGACACTAAGTTTTGGGGAACAACTCCAAGTGATTGTAAATCTGTCTTGATTGATGAGATAATTTTTAAACTCGTCGTGTAAGTTTTGTGTAGTGTTTGTTTCAAATGTAACATTTTTTAAGTCTCGCATACGTGGGTGTTCAAATAACTCTACATATAAACGTTGCCATGCAAGCAATGGTTCGCCACCCGTTAATATTAAATGGACATCTTGCCCATTATCCTGTACCCACTTACCGTTAGGAGTGAGTGATAGCAGATGTTCAACTACTTCTTCAACCTCTGCTTGTTTGTTAAAATGTTTAAATTCGGGATAGATACTTGCATAAGTATCACAGCCTGTATGTATAATAGGTAAGTCTTCAAACTTTTCTGTAGTCTTATGCACATCTTTAGCAATTAAATCTGCTACTTCTTGATTGTATCGTTGTCCTTCAGCATGTAATTCGGTACGATTCTTTTTAGTATCAACACCAAAGTTCATACAACGAAAGTTACAACCGAATGTGCGTAGGAATACACTAGGTACTCCTACAAACTTGCCTTCGCCTTGTACGCTATAAAACGCTTCTGAATATCTAAGTTTCATACTCTACTTCCCACATGCAAATTCTTGTTGTAGTTTAATATTGTCCATAAACTCTTTCTTTGTACCTGCGTCATTTTTAAATGCACCTTTTAGTACAGTTGTTTGTGTAAGACTACTGTGTGCTTTTACACCTCTGTTTTCAACACAACCGTGTGTTGCTTGTACATAAACACCTAAGTGTTCTGCACCAGTTGCTTTTTGAATCTCACGTACAATGTCGTTTGCAAGTTCTTCTTGTAATGTACCTCGCATAGCACACCATTGTGCAATACGTGTATACTTACTTAAACCAATTAGTTTGTCTGATGCAATAATACCAATGTATGCTACACCTCTAACAATCTGATGATGATGTGAACACATACTTGTAAGTTCACTACGCACAACTAACATACCTTCATAACGATCTTCGCTATCATTTGGAAATGCTGTCGCCGGCGGCATTGGTTCATACCTGCCTGCCATTAGCTCATTGATATACATCTTTGCAAGACGTTTACCTGTGCCGTTACTGTTAGGGTCGTTTTCTGTATCTATTACAAGACCTTGTAATACGTCTTCAAACTTAACAGCAAGCTCGTCAATTAGTACTTGTTTTTCGCCGTCTTTAATATAGTCTGAAATATTGTCGCCGGCCCAGAAGCGTTTGTCTGCTTGTTGCAAACGGGCTTTTATTTCTTTGGATTTATCCATTCTTTTCTCCGATGTTTAGGCAGTGGATTGCCGTTATTAATACAATGCACAATATAAGTTATATTATACATTGTATTTAGGTTTTTGTCAAGTATGTTATACAAAATATGTGTTTAACATATCAAGACGATCGTGTGCTGTAGCCATTGCATCTAATTCTTTTTGAATTGTTTCAATGATATCAGAGTGTTCTCCAATGCCTACAACTTTTTGCATGTAAACTTCGATATTAGTCTTATGCAATTCTATCTCCGCTTCAGCGTGTAGTCTTGCCGCTTTAATCATTTGTTCCTTCAAGTCCATAGTTCCTTTCCTTAATATTTTTGTTTAGATGGGATGACGCCTCTGACGCCGCCTTTCGGATCTTCCATGTCCCCATTACGACGGAAGATTAGATGAACATGTGGATACATGCAAGTTTGACCTGCACTTTCGCCTATGTTAATTCCTACGTTAAAGCCTGTAACATTATTACTAGATGCTTCTACGTTCTGTTGACCCATAGCAACTGCAAACTTCATACATTTTAAAATGTCTTCTTGTGTTGCTTGTTTAGGGACTACTAATGTATGTCCTTCAGTTACGGGGTATATGTCACTATACACAATAAAGTCACGTGTGTCAAGCTCTACGTTAGTCCACGGAGCTCTTCCGTCTTGTTTTGCTACTTCTAAAGTGTCGATGTTCATGATAAAGATTCTCCTTTACTGTTAAAATTAAATGCAATAGTTATTCTATCGTTACTAGATAATTGTTGTTCAACTCTATGAAGTAAATAACTAGGAAATATTAGTAAAGTACCTGTTTCGACAGAAAAAGTTGAGCTATTACTATTATATTCAGTTGTAATTGACTTTTGCACAAAAGGCCAGTTTGAATAATGATTATTATTTAAAAATGAAATTTTAGCATCCTGGTCTAAATTAGATTGTACATAGTAACATCCGCTCCATATACTTGGAATATGACAATGTGGATCATGATATGAACCTTGTCTATTAACTGAAAACCAACTGTTCTCAAGATATACTGAACCGGATAGTCCTGCTTTATGATGTAACGATACTACTTCATTTCCAATTACATCTAATAACTCTTTACACTCTTTCCAAAGAAGGATATTATCTGAGCTATAATATGAAGTGTATCCGTAAGGCGAATATTGGTCACCATCAGGATTGTTAATTTCGTATTCTTTAAACTTAGGAGCAAGAACTTTTTTTAGATTTGTAGAATCGTTATAAAAAGAACTAACTATTGGCACAGGAAAAAGATTATATAAGTCTGCCATTAATACTCGCCTACGTTCTCCCAGGGATAAACTAACCAAACGTCTTGTTCTGCTTTGTTTACTTCGTGTACGCTATAGTCTACAGTGCCATTAAAGTCACTTGATAAATTATCTGTAATAGTAGCAAAGCGAACATTATTATGCCATACTGTTTTCCAACTTTCTTCGTCAGGTAAACAACTTGCTTGCCAGTCCTGTTTGATCCAGTCAAATGTAGCGCCAGTGTCGTTAATGTCGTCTACAATTAAAATATTTTTACGTTTACTAATGTCCCAACGACTTTTAGTATCAACACGTTCTTTTTCATCTACATATCCAAATGCATCGTCGGCCATCCAAGTATTACTTTCACTTTGACCTGTAGCATCACGTAAACTTACTTTTAATGCTTCGCCACGTACACCTAACATGTTGCTTAGTATAGTAGCAGGAACGTTGCCGCCTCTGGTAATACCTACAATATAGTCAGGACGCCATTTGTCTTTATACATTTGTAGTGCAATGTTGATGCAAGCATTTTCTACATCTTGCCAATTATAGTAATGTTTCTTAATCATTTACTCTCCTTGGCATCTTTTTCTGCCTTAGTTAATTTATTATTCCAACTATTGTTACTGATACCAAGTTCATTAGGCATTGGTTTAGTTTTACCTTTAGTAATTTTACCACCTTTAGCAAGAAACTCCGCCTTCATGCGTTCAAGTTCTTCGTCTTTAGGTTTTGCATCATGGTTCATGCTCATTCGTGTTTTGCTCCTCTTGCTAAGTAAATCTTATTGTGAATCCATTCTCCGTCTTTGACAAATCCCCAATCTGTTGCTTTCTTGCCCATAAAGAACAAACTCCAACAAGGTATTTCGTTACCTTCAGCATCTTTTGCAAGTTCTAAATAGTGTAAATCATCTGCACTACGATAACGGAAGTGTCCTGGGCCACGCCATAAGCGTCCTTTAGGAGTATTTTCATAGTAGCCGCCTTTAATAATAAAAGTAGCATAACTCCAAGGATGGTCGTGTAGTGTAGGCTCATCACTTACTAGTACTTTGTGTAAAGTGATATTGAAAGGAAAGTTCTTTCTGTCCTTTAGAAACAAATACCAACGAACTAAGTACGGCTCGTTACTGTCTCTGTCTCTAATTACACGTTTGCGATCTTTTAAAAAATTAAACATTATGCTGAATCCTTTAGCGTTTCGAAGGTTTCTATTTTTGCTAGTTCACGTTCGTATGCTTCTGCGGCACGTTTTAGTCCTGCATACTTTTCTTCCTTTTCGATATCTCTGCCCACAACACCTAGTACACGTTGCATATCTTTAATAGACTGCATAACATCTACACCGCCTACCGTTAACTCACCTTCAATAACAACATTGCCATTACTGATGCTATTAGACGAGTATATTGAACTAGGGTTAGTAGTAAAACTATCATCCCATGTACTGCTATCTAATGTAACAGTAATATTGTCATTACTGTCTAGGTCAATTGTGTCTGGTAATGAGTATATAAAATTATCTGTTAACTGTGTCATACAATTCGTTTCCGCTAAAAAAATCTTTGTTTAACTTCATGCGTTGTTTTTCTAAACTAACAAGTAAGTCTTCGTGATTTTCCATATAGTTTACAATTTGTGCAATAACTTTATCTTTGTTGTGCAAGTACGCATCATAATCTTCAGTCCATTCACTAGGGTACTTAAACTCAGGTAATGCCATTTCGGCATAACTTAGTCTATCTGGAACCATAGGAATACTATCAACTAATGCGCCTTCGTACCAACTAATACCTAGTGTTTCCTGTAAGTTAGCACTAAACACTAGTTTACTTTCGCCTAACAAGTTATGATATTCGTTTTTTGTTAAATCTCGTTCTTGACACACTACAAACTCGTATTGAGGTAACCGCATTGCAAGATCTCTAAAGATATCAACTTGTTTCTCAGGAGCAACACGATGTGGAAATAAAATTAAGTCTCGCTTTTCCATTCCTTTGTAGCTATCTAAACTGTTCTTTAGATACTCCATAGGCCAACCTACACGGTGTATTTTGTCCCAGTCTATTACATAGTCTTCATTAAATACATCTGTAAACATATCAATATGAAAGTCACTTGCAAAAAAGTTATCATCATAGCATTCAAACATTGACATTTCAGCATGTCTTACCCAAGGTTTATCACCTATAAGTCTGCCTAAAAAATCTTGCGGATCATAACTACCGGCGTGCCATAAGCCACCAATTTTAATATCAACACCTAGTAACTCTGCCATATACTTTAATTGTATAACAGTAGGGTTCCACGCATCTGTATATAAAAAGTAGTCATTGTCTTTTACAGATCCTGCACAAAACATTTCACCAATAGTTTCAAGTTGTTTACTTTTATAAACATTAGTACCGCCAAAATTGAGGAACGCCCCAGGCGTAGTTGCCTGAGGTGTATCCCCGCCACTAATGACTTTTACATTTTCATTTGTAGCTCGTTGCAGTTGCTTTGGAAGAAACTCTTTCCATTGCTTAGTATAGCGTGTATCTACTGCTTCGATATCTACAATATGAATAGTCATTTAGTTTCTCCGTTGTTTAAAATCACGGCCTCCATTACGGGCCTTCGCACGAAGGTAGTTTTGATACTTGCCGTAGGCTTGCCACACCCAAGCATCTTTCTTGTAAAGATCCTTTTCATTAAAAGGTTTACCTTCAAAGCGACAGTAGTCGCGGAACTTGTCCAAGTCGTCAAAGATCTTGTTGACCGGAGGGAAGTTATTTGCCATTTTAAGTTTCTCTCTTTTATTAGCATTTAGGATAGTAAATTGTACAGCCATTTTCGCCATCTTCGGCGACTTCAATCTCTACAAAGCGGCTGGGGAACTTTGCAGTGATTTTTTCATATAGTTCGTCCGAAATCATCTCGCACGATCTATGATTTAGAACAAGCACGTCACCGTCGGACGTACCTTGCTCAGAATATAATCTTTCAAGCCATCTTTTGAATTGGATGAACTCGATGTCTCTATCGTTGTGGAACACT